ATGCCTTTGTCTCGACAAGTAGTCACAAAAGTGTGTCGCAAATCATGAGGACGGAAATTGATTTCTTGCCATCCGGTCAACCTATATTTTTCTGCTTCGGCAGGATCTTTCTTTTTTAATTTCAGATAGTGATCATATTCTTTCGGATGTTCATGCTTCCATTCTTTTGTCAGATGATACCATCTTTTTTGTGCATCGTTCACATGTGTGCATAGGTCTGACATATATGATTCCCATGCTCTACGAAATGCCATTTCCGAACAAAGTTTTCCGTTCTCGTCTGATAAAACGTACTTTTCAATACTGTCAACAAAAGGCTTTAAGACAGCAAATAACGGTACTGAACGTTCGGATGACTCATTCTTCGTCTTGCCTATTTCCGGTCTGTTATTGACGAATTTAACAGCATTCTTGACCCATATACGGTCATCGTGAATGTCTGCCTTACGAAGTGCGAGAACTTCTCCCCTTCGTAAACCTGCTTTCAGCATGAACATTGCTGCTGCTTGTACTCTGTGCGGTACAGTTTCAATCAGTTGGATCTCATTTTCTGTAAGGCATCTATGTGTTCCTCTGCTGCCCTTATGCGGTTTTGCAGAGTCAGAGAGAACCGGATTTGAGGTACAGTATCTGTTGTCAATGGCATATTGGAAAAACGATTTGTACAGAAACTTCGCCTTGTTGATGTATGATTGAGACTTGCCCACAAACAATACCCATATCTTTTTGATGTCGCCTGGTGTAACAGCAGAGACAAGTTTATCTCCAATAATGCTTGTCATCTTTTCCATAATGGTGACATACTGATTATATGTTCCTTTGCTGACACTTGCTTTTGCTGTCGGCAACCATTGGTCTGCCAATTCAAAAACGGTAATCTGCTCTGGTCTGTCAAGACCATGTTCACATTCATACTTATAGTCATCCCTTTTCTTTTTGGCTATATCTCTATTTTTGTCATAGAACTGCTTCCCTTTGTACCAGAATCGGTAGTATTTATCAGACGATTGATTCTTCTTCATCTGCCAACCTTCCCTTTGGATGCAGTTTCTTTAACTCTTCTGCTCGTTCAAGCAGTTTGTCCTGTCCTGCTTTTGACAGTGACCGGAACAGCAGTACAAGTTTTTCTTCCGGTGTTTGTCTGCTTCCTTTTTCTTCTGTCAGAGCAGATTGTTTAATGCCAAAGAAACGGCAAAGTCGTTCCATAGCATCTGCCCGTGGGTATGCTCTTCCTGTTACCCATGTAGATACTGTTTGGTAACTGACACCTGCATAACGGGCAATGTCTACCTGCTTTGCCTTAGTGATTCTCATCAGTTCAATAAGATTGTTCTTAAAAATCTCCCTGTCCGTCATGACAGTTCTCCTTTCTCTCGCATTGCAATCTCTGTTTTCTCAAAGATTTTCATTACTGTTTCATAATCTTCCGGTGTCATTGCCATAAGGATCTTACGGAACAGGTCAGAGTCTGCAATAATAATTGCTCTTCTGTCAGTAGGATTATCATCAAACCCCATTAACCAACCTATACTTACATTATACATTTCGCATATTTTAAGAAGCATATGTTTCGTTGGTGATCTTGTTCCGTTTCTCCATGCACTTACTGTCTTCTTTGATACACCAAGAGCATTTGCTATCCCTGTATCATTTTTAGAATCTGTATCAAACAGTTCAATCAATCTCTCTTGGTTAGTGGCAACCTTCATTCCAGAGTCTCCCTTCATTTTCTATGCTATAATTATATACGAGTTTTGGACAATTTTCAATAAATTTAATTTTTTTTGTACGTGGAGTATTGACAACTATATGGAGAAGGTGTAAGATGCAAGTGTCCACAAAATGTAGACCACAAACAGAAAAGAGGTGAAACTATGAACGAACTCAGAGGAAAAATTGTCGCAGCTTATGGGTCATTACTCAAGTTCGCCGAAGCAATCGGATGGAGCAGCAGAAAAGTTTACGATGTCGTGAATTGCAATCAAGAACTTACGGCAAAAGACATTGAGCAGATTTGCGAACTTCTTGGCATTGAAATTTCTGGTGATATGAAGCGACTTTTTTTTACGAAGAAGTCCACATAATGTAGACAGAAGGGAGAAGACAATGGCAGTTAAGTTAACAGATGACCAATTTGAAACCGTAAAGGTCATGGCAGAACTAATGGGAAACTTCGGTGACCAACTGTTCCACATCATGGAGAATCACGGATTGGACAAAGTTAAAGGTTTCCAAGTGACTTTAACAGTAGACCCACAGTTTGACTATGTTCTAAAGCAGATAATCATCGGTTCTAAATGGAACAGTGAGTGTGGACACATGACACTGACCAAAGGGAAGGGAGAAAACAAATATGCTCCGACAGGCAAAAATTCCCCAGAATATGAGATTTTATTTGCAGACCAAGAAACAAGAGTCCGAATGGAAAAGGTCTTGCACAGAGAAAAGCCTTTACCTCCAGACGGTCTGTGGGTCGGTGATAGTCGCTACGATCCTCCTGTGGATAGCAGGGAGTGGGATGTGAATGACAGTTTATCTTGACCCACAGCAAGTCGCTGAAAGGCTTGGTGTCACAAGGCGAACTGCTATGTCTCTGATGATGGAAATGAATCCGACACCCATCTGTGGCAAGGTGCGAATGCGGTACAGAGTGTCAGAGGAAAACCTTGACAGGTGGATGGCGAAGAAAGCAGTAGGGAAACCGATCAGTGTTATCAAGGGGAGCAATAAGAAATTGGGAAGGAGGTAAGACAGTGGCAAGACCTTTGCTCGATATCCATTGCGTTACTGATGAGTACTGCGACTATCCGGTAGCGGTACGGATTGCGATGGATGATGGAACGATTCAGACCTACACCCTGGATGCGAAGGAAGATTATCAGTTCAAGAAGGTTATGGATAGTCTGAAGAAGATGACGGTTGGTTATGAATACAAACCAAGAAGAAAAAACCGCATCCGTAATTGCCGTTACGGACACGGTAAATGAGAAAATGTTATGACCATCTGCATTATAAAGCAGAAGAAAGGAAATTTCAATGGGAAAAGGTGTACTGATTTGCGGTGAAAGTGGCAGTGGTAAGTCTGCTTCTCTCCGTAATTTCAAAGAGAACGAAGTGGCAATCTTCAACGTATCTGAAAAACCACTTCCGTTCAAGGGCAAGTTGCCCATGATGATGACTTCTGACATGAAGACGATTGCAAGAGCAATCAAGCAGAATGACCGAAACTGCTATGTGGTAGACGATGCAGGATTGGCAATGACATTCTACCTGTTCGGCAAGGTCAATGAACAGGGGTACGGGAAGTTTACAGCAGTTGCCAAGGACTTTTATGACATGGTACAGGCAGCAATCAAAGAGACATCTGATGACACTATTGTTTACTTCACGATGCACACAGACCGCAGTGAAGACGGAAGTAAAGTCAAGGCAAAGACGGCAGGTAAGATGATCGATTCGCAGTTGACCCTTGAATCTCTGTTTTCGATTGTTCTGTACTGTGTGACAGATGGCAGACGGCACTACTTTGTGACACAGAGTGACGGTGTGACTACTGCAAAGTCGCCAATGGATATGTTCCCGTTGGAGATCGACAACGATCTTAAAGCAGTAGACACTGCAATTCGTGAATACTACGGACTTGCGAAACTTGGAAGTCCGGTGAAGAAGAAAGAACGGAACACTGCTGTTGAAACGGCAGACCGTATTCCAGGGTGATCGGCATGGGAAGATTTGATAAAGGTGTTAGTTATTACACCATTGGCGAATGCGAAATCCAAGTAAACTTCCCAGAAGACGATGTGAAGTGCCATTGGTGTCCGTTTCTGAAACACTATGACGGTCTGAACAGAGACAAATGCGGTCTGACAGACGAGATTCTTATTTCCACAGATATCATTGGGATGAAATGCCCTTTGACAATACTAACAGATGTAAAAACGGAGGATATGAAAAAATGAAACCTACTTGCAGTGATTTTGAAGCAAAAAAGTCCGGTAACTTTATCAACCTTCCCCCTGTCGGTGCGTATGTTGCAGAGATACAGGCAGTGCGTGTTCTTGACCCTAAGAAGGATGATGTTCAGCGGTTGACCATTGAACTGCTCATGGAGATTGTTGAAGGTGAGTATGCAAACAGATTCCATGAAGTGTATGAGGATCAGACAGAACGGTTCGGCAGTACTGCTAAATACAAGGGCATCTTCCGTCTTTATCCGTACACTGATGACGATGAGGACTACCGGAAGAGAGCATTCCAGAGCAACCTGTGGTGCGTACAGGAAAGCAATCCTGGGTATAAGTGGGATTGGGATGAGAAGAAACTGAAGGGAAAGAAAGTCGGTATCAATCTTCGGAAGCGTTTGTACACATACACCAACGCACAGGGTGAGAAGAAAGACGGAGAAACCGTTGAGATCGGAAGGTTTGAAACCATTGACGATGTTCGTAACGGCAAGTGCAAGCCTATGCGTGACAGGGATCAGCGTGAAAAGCGTGATGATACTGTTGAGATTGCCGTTGACGGAGATACCTTTACTGATGTGAGCAGTGAAGTAAATGTACCGTGGTAAGACACAACAGGGCATGGCAAAGTGCTATAAGCACAGGGTCATCGGTTGTACCTTCCTTCAAATGCCTGTGAACCTGCCAGAACGCAACACAGGGTTAAAGGTTCACTATGCCATGCCCTTTCTTTTTGAAAGGTGGTGATGCAATGGTTCTGTTATGTGACACAAGGCAACAGTTGGGTAAGCACAATAATATCGAAAGGTATTGCAAGGCACATAAGATTAAAATGGTTAGTCAAAAACTTAATGTTGGTGATTATATGTTTCCAGAGGATGCTACGGGCAATCCAAGAGTCAGTGTGGATACAAAGCAGAATCTGTAACTGCTTGAACTCTGCAAGGATGTTATGAGCAATGATCATCGTAGATTTAGGCAGGAATGCATCAGAGCAATGGATGCAGGTATTCAACTGATAATACTGACAGAAGAAATGCCACCTTTCGGATTGGTTTCACTGTGGGAAGTGCCAAGGTGGAACAGTGTTAATCAGTGGCACAACTTCGGAGACCCTATGACCTTGGTAGATCCTGCTGCGTTCAGTAAAGCCTTAGACACGATGACAGAACGGTACGGAGTAAAATTCCGGTACTGTCATAGGCAACAGACACCAAAGAGATTGATTAAGTATTTGAGAGGTGAGTTAACATGAGACTGCATATAGAAAAAGTGAGCAGTGATAGATATTATGATTTTTATACAGTTGAAGGTCTTACTGTTGATGAAATGAACTATGTCATTGATGGCAATGGTGATGGCAAAATACGGGAAGACAGGTTGGTTGAAGTTATGAGCAAGCATGATAATGATTCTTGGTATGGTCGGAGTATTGCCGATGCTTGGCGGTGGGGATACGGAATCTACTCCATCAGACACATCGGTGGTCATCTGCTTATTGAAGTCGGAAATAGTTGTGATTAAGGGGTGATACCATGCTGAAGAAAATCCTGGTTACATTATTGGAAATAGCACTACTTGCATTAGCGGTTTATGCAATAACCACTATTATATATAGCATATCGTTTGCAGACCCACATGAAACACTTCCGTGGTGCGTGACGGAATATAAGCATTAAAAATGAAGGAACTTACATATTACTGATGAACAGTGGGGTAATAAAATGCCTAACATAAGTGATTTAAGGCAAAGGCAAGCTTTACCGCTTGAAGCCAAAGTTCATATGACACAAATTCGCATCAGAGAATGGTACAACCATTGGGATGGGGATGTGTACGTAGCGTTTTCTGGTGGGAAAGATTCTACTGTGCTTGCTCACTTGGTCAAAGATATGTATCCGAATGTGCCACTCGTTTATTCCAATACAGGTCTTGAATATCCAGAGATACAAGCTTTTGCAAGAAAAATGGGGGCAGAGTTTGTTAGACCAAAGATGCAGTTTTCAGAAGTGATTAGCAAATACGGATACCCTTTAATCGGAAAAGAAGTTGCATATGCAATATGGGAATCAAGAAAAATAGGTGGTGGTAAAGAAACTATAAGAAGAAGAAATGACTTGATGGGTAAACGGCAAGAAGATTTTTTGGCAAAAGATGTAAAAGATAAAGTCGCAAGTCCTGCATTTAATAAAACAAAATGGATTAACCTTGCAACTGAAACTAATTTTCTTGTTGGAAGTAATTGCTGCCACATAATGAAAAAAACTCCATTAAAGTCTTATGAAACAAAAACAGGCAATAAACCATATGCAGCACTTCTTGCAGAAGAGAGCAGGTTAAGGGAACAACTTTGGCTTAAATACGGTTGCAATGCATTTGATGTTAGACAACCGATGAGCAGACCAATGAGTTTTTGGTATGAGCAGGATATTCTTCATTATATAAAAGATAACAATTTAGAGATTTGTTCTGTTTATGGAGACATATTAGCATCAGATGATACCGGAATGTTATATGAACCATTACCAGGAATTGATTGCAAATTAAAATGTTCCGGTTGTCAAAGAACAGGATGTATATTTTGTGCCTTTGGAACACATTTAGAAAAAGGGGAGACAAGGTTTAAAAGATTGTCAAAGACTCATCCGAAGCAATACGAATATTGCATGATGGGGGGGCAATGGGTTGACAATCCCAAATACGATCCTTCAGCACTAAAGATGGACGGAGATTGGAAAAATTGGAATCCAAAGAAGATATGGGTTCCAAGCAAGGAAGGGTTAGGCATGAAAAAGGTTTTTGATGATTGTAATCAGATTTACGGAAAGGACTTTATTAAATATGAGTAACATAGACCCAAATAAAAACTGCCATGAGTACTGTCGGTTTGCAAAATGTTGCCGATATGCCAAAGGCGAGAACGGTTTAGACCCTGAGAAATGTGGATGGGCATACAAGATTGAAGACCTGCTGAACGAAGCAAAAGACATTAAAGAAGAACAAGAGAGAGCATTTGGAGAGGATGAGGACGATTGGTAATGTTCATTATTGGTGTGATTTTCGGTATTGTACTGACTCTTGGTTTCGGCAAGTGGTGGTTTGAACGGCACACTGTTGAACTGACGGAGGAAGAGTTCAATGACAAACGTTCCAGAGAAGATCCGTGAAGCGTGGGCAGATGTTTACCGTCTGTTTGATGTTAGTTATCAGATGAATGGGTCTGAAAAGGCATGGATTGAATATTGGGATAAGGCAAATAAGTTGATTCAGAAGTATGGTGACGAGATACCACTGCTTGAACTGCTTGAGTCTGTTGCCAATATGATTGCAAAGTTCTGCAAAGACAGAGAAACAAACAGTAGTCTGACATGGGATAAGGATGAAGACTACCCATATCCTAAATAATTTGACGCTTTAAGTGAGGAACAACATGAAACGAGAAGAGTTTATGAAGTATGCGGAACGGGAGATAGACAATGCGTTCCGTGGTCAGAAAAACAGGATGATGAATCTTGTTGAACAGGCATGGGCAGAAGGAAAACGAAACGCTGAAATAGACGGTATTTCAAACATTGTAAATGGTGTTTTAGAGAATCTTGGCATTAAGAAAGAACAAACATCAACAATGTACAAACATATTTGTCCTCATTGCAAGAATGAGTGGTGGAGCGGAAATGAATATGAATTTACCTGCCCGGAATGCAATAGGGATATATCTTAAAGGCAACTTGCAACATCGTGCAAGTTACAAGCAAGTAAGAAAAGTGTTGAAAATCAACGGTTTCAGCGAAAAACTTGCACGAAACTTGCAACAGAATCAAGTAACGGTCAAGTAAGTTAAAGGCAACAATAACTAAATTGATTTAACAGGAGGTTACTATGGATATCGTAAAACAACTT